AAATCCAAGCCATCCAGCTTTCATCCCCCACTCCCCTAAATTTGCATTTTTTATTGCACCTAAATATGGTATTCTATCATCTGCACTTGAAATCTCAACATAAACCTCATCAATAGAATCCCATCGCCAAAACTTATTGTCATCTAATGTGATGTAGTAAGTATCAGTATCTCCGATTGTTGGCAGGTCAGCAAAGCTTTCATATTCTTCGATAGAGAGATTATTTTCTCCTCTATTGATGTTTACCTCAACTAAGCTTGGAGTAATGTTTAGAGTTACATTATCAGTTGCATCTGTGACAGTTACATCGACAATGTTTACGCATGTATTAGCATCGACAGTTACAACCTCAGTGATTAGCTCTTGAGTTACATCAATATTCACTTCAACCACTGAAGGAGTGATTGTCAATTCAACGTTCTCTATTTCTTCGAGTACATTGATGTCAATAATTTGGTCAGTCGGCTGCGCAGAAACAAGTATATTATTTGTGATTTCTGTGACACCGATTTCGATGTTATCATCACACATATTTATCGAGTTATTTCTGGTGTAATATTAAAAGTTCCTGCGATGTAAGTTTTTACTACACCACTGGCAAAAGTAATTTGAATGTCGTACTGATATGTTTCTGCAGGTATATCAATAATTTGCTCATTGATTTTAAACTGGCCCAATGTGGCTGCTGTAATTGTAATGCCTGCGGAGCCTGCTGAAGTAAGCGATAATGCAGGTGTAACATCGTTAGCATTCTTGCGTAATTGCATCTTAATTACCGCCGCAGTTAAGTTAACCGCTACCGTATCGATTTTTAGTTCAAAGGCTACTTGGTTAAAAGTATCCCCCTTAATATGTGTGAAATTAAGACTCATTTTTTATGCTATTTAAAAATATTTGCAATTTTTTTACATTCGTTTGCTTAGGCTTGTATTTACCTCTACAAGTACCAGCCACCGAAGTCTGATTGTTTATCTGGGTAGACATCTGCATTGCTATTTGTGTTATACTCAGGAAAGTTCGATTGATTAAATGACATGTAGTCAATAAATCTGCGTGTGTAATTTTGCGCAATTGACCTTTCTTTTTCCACTAAAAAATCGACCTCCGTCTTTTCAACGTTTGTACTATTCTCACTGCCATGCTTAAATACACCCTTATTTGCAATTGTATAGGCTGCAAAAGGTAAGTATTCTACCATGGTCCAGTGAATTACCATCGGCTTAATATAAACATTTAAAAGCATTAAATAAGGATTAGCCAAATTATTTGCCACGATTGCATCGTTAATTTTATTGAATAGCTTGGTCCCTAAATAATTCTGTATATGAATATCTTGCGCAACTTTCACCCACTGAATAAACTTATCAGTGTCTATATTGCCATTTAAGGCTGTGAATTTTACGATGTCCTCTCTTGTAACAAATAACGCTTGAGCCATTCTATCTCTTATTTAAAAATCCTTGATTTGGCATGTCAATTGGCTTAGTGTAAACCAGTTCACTGTCCTTCTTATAATTCTTGCCTTCACCTTTTGTAAATGGTGTTGGTAAAATTTCACCTGCTTTTCTTGCCTCCGCTGGTGATATTTTTTGCGCACCTTTTCTTCTTGGGTCCGTAAAACGTTTGTATGTTTCTCTGGTCCAAAAATGGTGACAAGCTCCGCCTCCTTTGTAAAGGAAAATATCATAGGTATTTGTCCCATTTGGTCCCCAGCCTTCATTGGTGTTTGGCTTTTGGCTCATTAGCTGAATATCCTCTTTACGATATAACTTATTAGCCTTCAACATCTTTCTGCAAAACTCACGCGAATTGTCAGAAACTTCTCCACTATAACGATAACGGCTCATAAACATTTTGCCGTCTTGAGATGATGGTAAATTTGGCTTTGCAACTCCAGTAGTTACAAACTCCCACATTTTAGCCATCAATGATTTCTCAGGATTGTTTAACGCTTCAAGTTCAGCATCCAATCGAGCTTCGTCCTCATAACTTACTGGTCTTGAATCAACAAGCTCCCACTCGCTTAAATCAATTTCCTCGCCAAATTCATCAATATTTAATTCATCGATATGTGACGATAATTTCAAGCCTGTCTCCTCCTCCATTGCATCCTGTGTCATAACTGGTGATAAGTCAGTAAATTCCAAAGGCTTCAAAGTCTTAAAGTATAGATTCAAGCTAATGCCATTGAATGCCAAAATTTGGTCAAACATATCGCACAGATTTTCTTGGAATGGTCTAATAACCATATTGTCAAACAACACAAAAGCATTTTGAAGCTCATCAGCATTTGAACTAAATCCGTTTGCCGATGGAATACCGAAAAGCAAGCCAGATGTCACCCCATGACCCAAAAGAATTTTCCCTCTTGACTCCTCGCTTAAATATTGGTAATGCGCTGGCGCATCATTTAATGGAACTGAATCAATAGTCGTTTTCTTAGTCTCATCGTTGTTAAATGCTACGATTGTTTTAACACCATGAGAGCCTGAAGTTTTGCGCTTTACATCGTTTGATATTAAGGCTTGTTTTTCTTCGTCAGGGATTCCATTATTAAAGTTAATAATAGTTGTAGGAGCAAAACCGTTTTGAACATCATTGATTAAATAGTCTGCAATTTCTTCCTCAAGCTGAGCATAGGGCAAGGCTCCTAAATAGTCAACATTGGAATAGTATTTTTGTCCGATTGTATAATTACCTACTGTAATTAATTCAAGGGTCTTATCACCATAGCCAAATGCAGGAATGCGCTTAGGCGGAAACTTTTTAGTATCCTCCCAATTATCAGAATAATAATACCCAGTAATCTCGCCTTTCTCATTGCACTTCTCCACACGAATATTCATCGTAGGCATGTGTTCTACTCTGATAATAGCGTTTTTTGCTTTGTTGTAAATTAACTGCAAATAGCCTTGGCCCAAACGCTTATAATCTACCACAACCTTCTTTACCACATCCTTGCGCAACAACATTTTCATTTGCGCATACTCATTTGGCTTGCGATTAGAATCAGTCGCATCCAATCCCTTACCATAAATCAGTTTAGTGATTGAATTGATAACTGAATTGTTAGTCGTAGAGCCGTTATATCTGTCGTTTAAGAAGCTATAATAGTTGTTATCGTCTCCAAACTCAACCCAGTTATTTTTGTTGCTCTCAATAGATTTAGGAGCCTTGTAAGCTTCCAATTCTACGAAATGAATATTACTACTCATAGAAAATTATGTTTTGATTGTGTGGCACATATTCGCCATTATTGACTGAATAGGTATCGATGTTTTGATTAGTGCAAAATACTTTGTCAATATACACTAAATCCGTATTATTTTTTATTGTCATTGTGTAAAAATGTCCTTCCTCTAAGTTGACAATTTTACTAAATTTCAAATAAAAGCTTTCAGCAGTGCAAGTAATTGCATATTCTACCTCTACATTGGTAGATTCATTTCTTAGAAATAATTTATTTGCTGTTGCAAGTCGTGTTGGTATAAATTTTACCTCTTGCGCCAATGCCGATGCTTTTAATATTATCATAATTAATAAACGATATTAAGATAGGTTTGTTTTTAAATGAAAAAAGGCGGGACATCTGCCCGCCAATTTTCAAACCTCAAACAACACAAAATTCTAAACTCCAGATACTACTGTAAAACCAGCAGTTGTCAATGAAGTAATGATGAAGTTTGCTGGTGTGCTTTCTTGTCCTGACAATACCAAAGTATATCCTGACAAATCACCCATAGCAGCACCAGTAACGATTGTGCCTCCGCTTACTTCCATTCCATGCTCTAATCCACACCAGAAATAATTGTCATTGTTATCCTGAACAATTACCTGTGGTCTACCATAAGAAAGCAATTTAATTTGCTTATGGTCCTTAATGGTCAATTTCTTCAAAGTCAAGTTTAGAGTTTGCTCGAAGAAAGTAGTACCATTCTCTCTTGATGATGTGATAGTTTGCTCAAAAGATGAGTTTCCTTTCAAATCATACTTGTATGCTGTTGGAGTGCCAGCTACCGCAGTAATAGCATCCGTATCGGTAGCATCGTATGTTACCCCAGTAGCATCGCCCCAGTTAACAAAGTAAACGGCCTTTAATCCTCCGTTACTTGATTTACAAGGCTCTAATCTACCCAGTGAAATATCACAAGCCATATTATAATAAATTTAAATGTTTAAAAATAAGCACCCCAAATTAATGAGGTGCTATAAATTTGCTAATTAGTTAGCTGCGTTAGTGATACCGTAAGTAACAATGTCCTCAACTACACCGTATTGAACACCAGCAGTCAATCGCATAACTACACGAACGTTTTGTGAGCCGTCAATGTCAGCTAAGTCAATAACTTTAACCTCAGTGTGGTCAGCTAATAAACCAGTTCCGAAGAATAAGTTATCTTTAGTAGTAGCGATAGCTTTGTTAGAAGCCATACCGTTTGCTACGAAGATTTTAACGCCATCAAATGATAATGAGCCGTTATTGTACCATTGTGTTCCCATTGCGTTAGTACCATTAGCACCTAAGCCTGAAGCACCAAATCCGCCCAATGCACGAACGTAAGCGCGAGCAATGTTTTGAGAAACGTATAAATACAATCCGTCATTTCCATAAAGAGATGCAGGGATAGCATCAACGATTTTACCTAACTCAGCAACAACGTTTGAAGATGTTACAGTAGTACCAGCAACTTCTTGAGCAGCAGGTAAAGCAGCATCAGTAGCTAATAATGTAGCAAATCCGTCAAACTCACCAGCGTTAGCGTTAACACCTGACCAGATATTAGTCTCATTCTTTGCAGCAACTTTAGCAGCAACGTGAGCTACTAAGAAATCTTGGAAAGTCTTAGGCATTACATCGAATGCGCTGTATCCTTGTTGTGCTGACAAGAAATCTGAATGGAAATCTTTCTTGCACAATTGCAAGTTCACTTGGAACTCCTCTGGAGTTAAAATTCTCTCAGTTAAAGTAACTGTAGAAGTAGCATCAAAATCACAAGTAGCGTTTTTCAAGATGTCGTTAGTAGACAATTTCTTGATAACCTCTTTGTACTTAATTGATGGTTTTACTGTGATACCACCTGCCTCAATAGTAGGAGCAGATAATAAAGCAGCAGCAATGATTTGGTCTTTAAATTCACCGCTGTATGTTGTGGTGATACTTGTTGTAGTAGCCATTTGTTATTAATTATTTGTTAAAAATTTTTGAAAATACAGAATCCTCAATTGAATGAGTGCGATTCTTAGACAATTTGAATGAATTTACTTTTACTTCAGCCTCTGGATTTGTAACAATTGCCTCAGCACCAGCTTCAACATTTGACAATTCAACTTCTAAAGATGATTTTGCAGATTTCAAAGACTCATTTTCAGCTTTGATTTCTGCTAACTCTGTACGCAATGCTTCGATTTGAGCTTCAAAGAATGTTTCCTTTGATACTGACTCAACAATGCGCTTTGCTTTTGGAGCAGCTTCAGATTCCATTTCAGGTGCAACAACTTCTTCAGGTGCAACCTCAACTTCAACCTCAACTTCTTGCTCAGCTTCAGCAGGTTTGATGGCAGCAATAATGCCTTCAACCTCAACAACTAAGATGCTTCCATCTTCCAATGTGTACTCGCCAACTGGCATAGGCACAACACCGTCAGCAGTCACAATTCCGACAGAGAAATCAGGCTCGAATGCTTCCGCTTCAATAATGGTTACACCATCCTCGAGCTTCATTTGAGCAAGTTTCACATCCATCGAAAGCAATGCCTTGATTTGGTTTAACTTGTTTTTGTAGTTCATACTTATTTTATTTATTTATTTACTTAATTATTTTTTAGCGTTTGCTATAATTTTATTTACGTCATCATTAAACGCAGACAAAAGGGTATCGTAATCATTATTAGAGAAAATTGCTTCTATTTCTTTAGGCACAGGAACTCCTAATTCTTTTGCCATTGCAGATGCTTTTCTTGCATTTTCAATAGCTAGTTGTTGCCCTTTGCCAGCTTCTTTTAGAATTGCTGAAGCTTGAGATACAATTTCTAAAACTTGATTAGGTAACCTGTCTAATTGATTCCAAACACCATTATTGAAGGCTTTTAAAACTATATCCATTCCCTTTTTAGCATCGTCTACAATACCAAACTCAAATTTTTGAGATTCTAATTCGATTTTTTGGGTCAATTTACCAAATACTGATTTTTCAATGTTCATATTAATGTTCTGTTATAATTGTTCTTGCCTGATTTGTATTTACTACTCCTTGCGGACCATTCTGCTCAACTAATGAGCCAATGCCTTGATTAATTAACTCGCCTTTGCAGCACTCCTTTGAGTAAGTACCATCCTCGCATAAGCAAGCACGATTACCCCCAGTAGGGGATGAGGTTTTATTCTTCGCCATCTTGTAAAATTTGAATAATTTGCTTAACAATTTCTTCTTCTTTAGCTAACTCTAATTTATCTGCAAAATACCCTTCGATTGAAAAGCCTTTTACTTTACCTTCTTTGACATCCTGCCAAACCTTGTCATTATCTGCTTTCATCGAAATCATCCAAGTGCCTTCAGGCAAAGAGAATCCGTAGGCATTAGATTTATCATTATTAACATCGTCAATAATCCAAGATTCTACCACAGTCATTCCGTCAATTTTGCTATTATGTTGCAAAGTAGCATTTGACTGATTGCCATTTTTAAGGAACAATTCAGATGCTTGTTTTACTGTGTCCTTTGAAAAGAAAACGTAAAACTCATCTTTCCCATACTTACGATAAATTTGCTTGTTTGGTATTAATGCCGCACCCATCAATATCCGTTTCTCTGCATCCACTTCGGCAAGCTTAACCTCATATTCTTTATTCAAAGCGACAAAGTTGCTCTCTATTGCAGGAAAGTCGACAAGGGAAACGGCATCAATACCATCTGTATCTTTATCGATAATTAATTCCACGATTCTCATAACGTATAAACGATTTAAAATTTGATTGTTTTATTTTCACTACATCGAAGCCGCACTAACAATGTTACGGTCTAAGCTTTGGGCCGTTGTGACATCCTTAGAAACAACGTATGCTTTTACTGGTGTATTGGCTTGCTTGTTTATAGTCTGTGCAATTTGATTAACTCCGTTTGTGCCTACCACATTAAACTGAGGTGCTGCCGATGCTGGTGCTGCGCCAGTGCTTACATCTGCTCCACCGCCAGATTCAGATGGCTGAGTATTTACAATGTTTTGCACAGCCTTAAATCCTAATGCTGCAGTAGTAGCAATATTAGCAAGCTTCAAACCAAATTCAAATGGCGTTGCTGTCTTAGTAGCTAATTCAGCAGTTATACCTTGATATGTATTTATTAAAGCCTGAGCAATAGCAAAAGCTTTACCCTCTGTAGATGATGCCTCAAATAGCGAAGAAATATTCCCAAGTGTATTAGCTACCATTGAAATTCTTTGCGCTTGCAAAGCCTTTTCTTGCATCAAAGTTTCTTTCTGTATTTTACGCTTTTCGTCCTCACTTATTTGTGTGGATTTTTGCGCCTCCTCATTGTATTTTTGAAGTGCATACAAACGTGTACTAAATGCCTCAGCCTCGCTATTAATTACATCCTGTCTTAATTGCTGGTCCCTGTTATATTGATATGTGGCAAGCTCGTCCCTCTTGGCTCTAATTGCCGCATCTAATTCCTGTGACTTAGCATTATATTCTTTTTCAGCATCAATTCTCGCTTGAGTTCCAAGCGCATAGGTATTGATATTATTTTTAAGCCTCTCTAATTGTATTTTCTTTTCCTTCTCTAAATTCTCTAATTGTGCATTGAATTTAGCCTCCTCACTTTTAATTAATTCAGCTGCAGCATTTGCCTCAGCAACAGCTATTTCATTAATACCCTCTACTCTTGATTTATCAAGGTCAATGGCTTCTTTTGCTAAAGCAACTCTATTAGCTTCTTGCTCACTTCTTAATCCTTCGATTTGAGCTAATACACCTAACTCATTTGCCTCAGCATTAATTAAAGCAACTCTATTTTCAGTAGAATTATTTCTTGCTTTCTCGGCTCTTGCTGCTGCTGTTTGAGCTGCTGCCTGAGCTTTCATGGCAGCCTCTTGCTTGTCGAGTGTATCCTTTAAGTCATCATTCGCTTTTTGTCTATCCTTAATTGATAATAAATCATTATCACGAATTTGTCTTAATTTCTCAGCCTCTCTATCATATTGCTCAACTAATTTTGCTTGCTGTGCAGCTGCAATTTGTGATTCATTTCTAAGCTTAACAATTGCTTCAGCAGCCTTTAAAACTTTTTTGCCATATTTAGTTGCTGCATCAGCAACTTTATCAAGTACCTCTTTACCTTTATCAACAGAATTATTAACACCTGTTATTACATCTACGGATTCTTTACCTGCTTTTTTAACAGAATCTAAAGCAGCAGCAAAATTACCAGAAAATAATTCTTTAAATGCAGTTGATAAATATCCAAGTGTATCAAGCAATGAATTAAATCTCTCAATTAAATTCTCTTTAATTAATTGCCCAAACTTTTTTAGGTACTCAAGCGGATTCTCAAATACATCCTTAAAGAATTTAATTACTGTAGGAAATTTATCAAATATAAATCCTACTAAATCATTGAAAACAATTGATAAAGCTTCAAGCGCAGTATTAAAGATGTCTACTACCTTTTGGTTTTTTGATAGTACATCCTTAAAAATATTAAAAGCTTCAAGTAGCAATCCAATACCTAAAGCCTTAATGGCCAAACCCATTCCTTTAAATCCGCTGGCAAGTGATTTAATACCACCTTCGGCATTTTTGGTAGATTTGGCTACATCTTTTACGACATCTTTGGTCTCCTCAAGATTTTCATTTACTTTGTCGACATCCTTAGCAATTTTGTCAATATTGCTTTTTATCTCTATGTCATAGGTTACCTTTTCAGCCATCGTAATTCTCTGTAAAATTGTTTAAATAATCCTTTAAATGTTTTGGGATACTCATGCTTCCCTTTTGCAATTTCTATTATTTCAGATTTGCCAAAATGGTCATCAATAATAAGCAGGTCAATTATGTGTTTTATCATATCGTTCTAAAGTCGTTTAGTAAATCAAGGCTTACCTCACCAGTAGTTAAATCTGTGGTAAATGAGTTTATAGTATAACGCTTGTCTCTTATAACCACCCTATCGTTTAATTTAAGCGCAGATAATACAGGCACTGGCATGATTGCTTTAACCTTAACAATTCGAGCCTTTATATTAAAAATATTGTTTATGTAATCAGCGTAGTAATTAGCATATAACGTATTAGTCTCGATGTCATTTGTGAATGTAGACTGCTCTGCTCCAAAATTAAGTGTCCAGTTTACGCTACTAATATTCGTATCCTGACCAAATACATTATAGGCGGAGGCTGTAGTCGTTGAGGACCCATCATTAATTTTAAACGATGCTGAAGTTAATGTGCCATATTCGTAAAGAATAACTGGCTTTGGAATATAGTTATCAAAGCCTACTTTTAATGAATATCCAACCTGTAAATCATTGCCGCTAAATTTCTGGAATAGTAAATTTTCAAAAGGCAATTGGATTGTATATTCTTCGCCATCGTTTTCAAGCTCATAATTTAAATCCCCATATTCGTGATTAGCTGCTCCTAAATATTGTTTATTTAAAAAGCATTCACTTGGCTGATAGTTAAATTTAATACGCTTGTAAGTCTTAGACTTTTCAATGTCAATATTATCTGTAATTACATACTTTGATATGTCTTTAATATCGCCTGCATTATACCAATCTTCAAGCTGTTCAATTTTATAGACAGAATCTTCAACAGAATAGCAAGTCAAATTAAACATGCGCAGAATCCCTGTAAAAAATTCTTCCAAGCTAATGTCAGGCATATACGATGCAACATCCAAAACCGTGTCGGTAGTTTGGCTTGTGCTTTGCGTAACTGTTACATCTGATGTCGTTGTGGCCCCAACTTTAGTTTCAAAATAATAAACCGAAGTATATGTTACTGGCGATGTAGCAGATATATGAAATGTGTATGCGCCTGATTCTCCCAAAGGAGCTTCTAAATACATTGGTGAAGTCTGTGTGACAAAACTCTGTTCATTTAACTTTACACCATTACGATATACATAAAAAGTAAATGGAATACCTGAGGATGTAAATGTAAATGTGATATTACTTTGGCTTAAATAAGCTGGAGCTACTGGCTTAGTGTATGTCAATGTATCAGTAAACACATTAAACATACCCTGTGTACCAGTAGTAGATGTATTCGTCTGAAAATTAATTTTTGTTACCTTAAATTTCTGTTCAAATAAATCAGTATTTTTTAACCATAGGAATGCTCTGGTAAATCTTGAATCCGTTAAGAATGTACTATCAGGGTCAAAGCTTATGCCTAAATTCATAGCAATTGCATTAAAAATACTTGACACCTTCATTGCTGGAAATAAATCACTTGTATAAATAGGTGTGGCATTGTTAGAAATATCCCAATTAGTTACCGCTGCGCCTCCGCCTCCATATTGCCAAACATTCTTTGAGGTAATTAAAGGAAATTTAATATCAAGATTGCCAGATGTAGTAACTCGATTTTTTACAACAGTTCCACTGTAAGCAAAATCATATTGACTAAAATCAATGTCCTTTAATTGCTTGCCTGTAAATTTGTCTTTAAGTGAAACCAAGCTCCCGATAAAAGTTAGCTGGTAATTGTCAATTACTCCGTTTTTATATTGCGCCCTTTCAAGTTGGATTTTACCACTTCTAAATGGTATGGTATCCAACTCAATAAAAGCATTAATTCGGAGCCTTGCATCAAAACCGTTATCAATACTATTGTCATACCAATGTTTAAAAATTGCATTATTATGGTCCGATGCTGGCACAGTAAATGACTGGCTAAAATCTGTAAAAATTTTGCTAATGTCATTAATGTCCTGAACTGAGCTGGTGATGCTTATGGTTTCATCCTTAAAAAGCTCCAGTCTTTTCGCTACATTATTTACATATAAATATACCCCAACTACTACCATTAAATTACGTTATTAATTAAGTCAAAACCGTATTCAAATTCTACAGTATAGTTTATATTTTTATCCATTAGCGAAGTCTTTAGACTTGTCGCTGATGTTTTACATTCTACTGGCTTACCATCTAAAAGAATAGCCTCCGCAAGCAAAAGGTCCTGTATTAAATCAGAATAATTTTCTGGCAACCATCCAGTATTTAATACTACAGACTGCTTGCCATTTATATTAAAGCTTGCACTTTGTGGCCTGCTTGTATTGTAGTCAATCGCATCAGGCATAAGCTTATAAGTTGTTGAGCTTACATTTATTGCGTTTGTTTGCGCCTTAAAAAAGTTAAGAAACTGCCATCCGCCAAAACGATTGATAAATGAACATACAACTGGTGTATATTTAGGCTCACAAACTGGAATAACTCTAAACGTTTTAGTCGATTGTACCTCACCACCTGACCAGTATCGAATGGTCAAGGTATTTCCACATTTGTATTTAACTGACGATGTACTTAGGTCAATTGCAAGCATATCCTTTTTAGCTGCATCTGTAGTAGCAATTAAAATTGAGCTTACCTCATTGCGACCATTTAGGTCCTTATAGCTTATGTCTACCTTATCGCCTAAAGTTGTATTGACTACCACATTGACAAATGGAATTTCTCCCAATGTATATTGGATTTCTTTTGTCGTATCTGCTAACACCACAAAATGATTTGAAGCATCTGTGTGATTGTATCCGTCAAGATATTTGGTATATCCATTTACGCCAACATAATCAATAGTATCAATAGCACTACTATAAGTTCCGTAACTTGTTTCCTTATATCTTTTAATGCGAACATTGCACCACATTGAATTGGTGCCTTCCGCTGGTGCTACGTTATCAATAAACTCACGAATAAATGAAGATATATTATATGAGTTTACAGTCTGTGTAGCGGAGGCGTTGCGCTTGCTTAGCGTGTATGTTGCTGATGCTGGCACTGAACTTGGTGAGTTCCACAGAAATATTTCAATCTTAGACCCTACCTGTCCGCTTTCGTTAACTGTTATAAAATATGGACTCCTTGCGTTAATTATCATTGTGCTTTATTTAATCCGTTATCGACTATTGTTTCTAAATCAATTTTTAATGCCTTAGCCAAATCAGTTAGCATATACTTTCTAAATCCAGCTTCAAATGGTTTTGTAAAGAAAAAGCTTGATTTAATACCAGTCATATAAATACTTCTCGCTATAATAAATGCAGTCGATTTATAAGTTAAAAATTTGCCTGTTTCTTTATCTCTAAATTGAATCTTTCTTTGTCTAACCCATTTATCAATCCCTTGAGTTAATCCACCTTTTGGGCCACTACCTTTGCCAAATTTATATGGACTATTAGGAGCCTTTGATGATGTTGCTTTACCCTTAACTCCCTTGTCTATAAATTCACCGTAATAGTCAAACTCAAAGCCAATTAAAAAATAGTCATCCTCTTGCAATATCTCACCCTTGAGGCTACGATATAAGCCACCAGTATTATTGTGCTTCAGCTTACTTAAATTACTTCTTGACTGCTGAATTACATAATCCCTGTATTTTTTAACTACCTTTTGTGACTCAGATAATAACATTAGCAGGTCGTCATATCGTTTGGCACATTCACATCAAATGACAATGTCCATCCAGCAATTGAGTTTTCAAATCTGTCCACAAATGGCTCACATGTTGGCACTCCATTTATCTGCACTAAATCGCTGTAAAGCTCACCACGAATTAAATCCATGTACGTTTTATTCGCCAATTCTAATTGGGTATTTAAAACATCATGCGTGTTGTCGTTTCCTTCAAATACATCTACAGTCTCTGTTTTGCTTTGGTCAACTATATCCATGAAAAGAATCGATATATTAAAGCTAAGCGATTGCTCACTTGGCGTTGCGCTGTTTACAATAATATGGCTTAAAGGAAATATCGTCTGCTTAGCGTTATCAATCCAAGACAAATCACCGACAGTAACTGTATTAATAAAATCAGTTGCTTTTAGGTATGTCCTTAGCTTGTCAATTATGTAATAGTAACCCATATTAATGCTGTTTAATCATTTTAGCTTCTAATTCGTTTTTCTGCTTTTCAAATGTCAGATAAGTTAAGCAGGTAAAAATGGAAAGCTTGGAAATTTCATCAAATCTTCTAACATCTCCTTGAGAGAGAGCATAGATAGATGAATACCATCCCCATCTTTTCCCAAATTGAGCCTGCTCAGAATACTCATTCCCTGTTGATTCTCCTCCAAATAGGTCAGAATACTTTTCAGTAATTCGTTTCCTAAATGATAAAAAAAAACCATCGACCCCATTACAGCACTCAAAGGCATTCGCTTCATTATTTCGGCATACTCATTGGTGCCATTGTAATCAACGATATTATATTTCCCTGAGCCTTTCTTTATAATCGGTCTAAATAACACAGCCATCGCCTTGTGCATATTGCTCCAGTCGGTAATGTATGTGTCAATGTCCATATATTCGCCTGAAGTAATATCATCCAAATTCGGGATAAATCCAAACTCAGTATTATCGATAGTAAACTTATCTACTAACTTGTGATTACCATCAAATAGCGCAGCAATTTTGCTGATGATATAGCTTAAATCCTTGTGCTTTATTTTAGAAATATTTTTAAGGCTTACACCGCAGAATATTTCCACCATTTTGTGATGCACAAATTCAGATTCTTCATTATCCTCAACTACTTTTAGAAATTTCTGGTATTGGCCCAAAGTGATTTCCTCCAAATTTGTAGGGATATTCAATTCTATCTTCATAATTTATAAACGATTTATAGATTTTTTTGTTACTCTAATATACAAAGTATTGGCCCTTGTTAGGATTTGATAGGTGATAAAATACGTTGTATCTAATTGCATCGATAGCATGGTTAAAATTATCGATTATTAATCCAGACTTTTTATCTGAGTAAATATAGTTATTAAATTCCTTAGCAATGTTCTGGCTATCGTGGTCCAGAATGATTTCATAATCCTGCATTAAGGCGATACCTGCCGAAATACTACCTGCTCCTTTTTCTGTTGGCTGTATATTACATTTCTGGCTTTGCAATTCAGCAATAAGCCTTGGCTCTGCACTATCTGCTATGATTAGATTGCCTCCGCATACCTGCTTATTAATTACCGCTATCTCTGATGTAGTTAGCTTTGGTTTGTACAAATGCTCCTTGACATAAATCCTGCGTTTGTTTTTATCAATGGCTACCTCTACCAACGTAGTCGGGTCAATGCTAAAGCCAAAGTCTTGACCGAATGATGTCTGCAATTTGTCTGGGTTAAATTCACCAAATCGCCAGTTAGTAAATACAACGCCTTCAGCCTTGTCAAGCCATCCCCCTAAAATTGTGTGTTTAAATTTATTCGGGTTATGCTTTTCGAGTGCCTCAATCTGATTAAGGAATGATTCAGAAAGATATTCCTCATTATCCTTGTATGTCGTATGTATGTAAGTCGTATCGCCTTTTGTAAGTGTGGACCCAGACTCAACACCTTTTTGCTCAAAAAAACGATTGTAAATAAAATGCTCTTTTGTTGTCGGATTTAGAATTAGGATTACCCTGTTTTGTCTTGCTGAATTTCTAACTGATAGGTCAATTTTATCAAATACATCTTCGTCAACCAATTCCTCAGCCTCATCCAACACAAACGTAGTTACACCTGAAAGCGATTTAAGATTCGCTGTCTGTGTACCTGATGATGTTTTGATTCCCTTGAATAAAATCTTACTGCCTGTACGAAGATTTATAATTTCATCCTTAGTGATGCTGAAGTCGTTATGCAAGTCAGCCATTTCAATCTTTTCGACAAACTCAGGAATGATTGATATGTGGGCAGATGTTAGTGTGTATCTGGTAAATAGTATAGTGTGACCTACTTCGTACGTTAGAAGCAAAAGAAATGAGTTTAGGGCAAACGATTTACCGCTTCCCCTTCCCCCAGTAATTACAAAGTATCTACTTTGACTGTCAAACAGAGGTACATACTTTTTATTGATTGTTATCATTTAAATTTAACAATTTCCCGAATGTCAAAGTCGTTGACTGTGTGCGTAGTGTTTTGGTCTATTACCTGCTTAGGCATACCAAATTTATACTGGAAAAATAATTTAACTGCCCAATCTTTATGGTCCTCTAATGCAGCGACCAAAGCCTCAAATGCTTTAGGCTCCAATGGTGATAATTTCTCAACCAGTGATTGCTCCTCAGCTTTTGATTTTCTGCCTGCGCCTTCTCTTGCGCCTCCTCTTGATTTAGCTTCCATTAATATTCGTTATAGATTCTTCTAATTTCTCCGATGTAATCTCTCCAGCATGATGCACATGATGTAGCTTCCAAATTTACATTAAATACGTTTTTGTAAATTGCTGATAATTCACGCTGAATTACTGGAGTTATTTGGCTTGGATTTGTAGCAAAAAAATCTTTTAAATAATTGTAGTCTGTTTCATTCAAGCAGTTTGGCTTTTTGTAAGGAAAGATTTTATTTAATTTCTCTTTACGTTCATCACAGCCACAATCTAAACCAGTTATTTCACTGAATAATTCGACAGCCTTTTTGATGCCTGTCGCTTCGGTAAGCTTTTCAATTTTTAATCGTGTTATAAACTGACATGAAACCTATATTGGTCCGCCTTGCAATCTCTCTCATGCTTACACCTGATTCAACCCATAGCATAAATAACATTTTATCATACCATTCCCATGTGTCAATAAAATCATTATAAGGCTGTGTAAGTTCAACCAAGCTGATTTCTTCAACCATTGAAATATCATACTCTATTTCTTGGCTTATTGGTAACATCTCAACCTTCTTGCGATGTAAATCCATTGTTAAGGACCTAAGCGTAAAATAAAAGTAGGCTTCGTTTATATCCTTATCGAATAATTTGAGGTAAGCCTCTTGCACTATGTCCTCAGCATATCTGTACTCGCCAAACTTATTGACTACCCTTATCCAGTGTTTATGCCTTGAATAGATGTGATTCATCGTAATTTATAAATTTCTTCTATTACAAGCTTCCAATAGATTCGGTCATCTTCTTTTAATCGATTTTCAAGAATCAATTCACAAATAAGTAAAGCCAATTCAATAGCGTTTGCCCTGTCTCGACAGAAAAAATTCGCATGATTACATAAGAAACTCGCCCTTTCATCTGGCTTCATATTATTAAATTTTAATTCTTATAATCTATAAACGCATTTAGGTGTATTTAATTACCCCCTAAATTTTGAAAGCTCATGGTTTAGGTACCAGATTGCTTTCTCAAGGTCCTGCTTTTTGTTGCCTTTCTTATCTGCTCTTAATATGTATTTAATCGCATTGCCTAACTCAAAGTTCAGTTTGTAATCGTTAATTATATCAATCACCTCAAAGCTCTTGCCCTGATAATGAGCTGGATGGTCCACCATATTAGAATTCGATGTTGCTGATTCCATAGTCTTTTAAAAGGTTATTTAATTTAGTATTTAATTCCTCATGCTTTGGCTCATCCATGTCTGACATTTCAATTCCAATTCGGAATAATTTAATCATAATATTGCCAGCTTCGATGTGCTGGTCTACCGCCTCCGCTGATGCTTGCTTTGAATAAAGTTTATCTGTAATAATCTCAAGCTCTCTAAGCACCGCCTGACTGTTATATTTTAACGAATGGCGATTAAATATGTTCTTGCGAAAATCATTATCAATATGGTCGATTAATGCGTTAGTTAATCCAGCATAAATTACGATAGTTTCTCTTTCAGTTAGTTTCATATTGATTTGTTTTTATACCCATAAAGGTATTATTAATGCTGATTTTATTTAATTTATACCCTTTAAGATATAATCCTTTATTAGTTTGGTTTGTAAAAATACTATTTTTTGATTGTATCCAGTTAGGTGTATTAATCTTTCTTTCTTGACACTCAAGCATTTATGCAAGTCAGCCACTATAATACCACCACCTAAATTGATATTAAACTGGTTAGGCTTTGCTAATTGCTCATCTATCCAAGATACGGCTTGTTGGTAATTCGATGGTAATTCCTTCCCTGAATTTGTCAAACTGTGCTTTGTTGATTTTAACATGTCCACGACCTTTTAAAAATGCTTCGATTCTATCTGTGTCTGACCCTAATAGCCATCTCTTAACTCCGTCCTTTGTGTAATGGTCATGATAAAGCCTGTCATAGTTAATTTCAATGTATGTGCTTTTGTCATCGCTTCGGTAATAATGTAATCTTGCCTTCTTCATAATGAAATAAATTGATTATTCAATTTCGTAAATAAAAATTTCAACCCTTGGATTAAATTTATCGATTTGTTTCGTCATTTGCAACTGCCAGCAGTTTCGGTCATTTTTAATAATACCAGATTTCTGCAAGCAATCCAGAATAACTTTAGCAGCATTGTCAAGGTCGCTTCGATTTGACTGAAAAAACACAGATAATGTAATCCCAAATTTATTATCAAATTCCTTTAATGCTTTAGCAGCTTGCCACGCAAATGCCTCCTCATACTCTTTTAACTCTTTAGATTTAAATAAGCGATTATTAGCTATTCTATAGCCATTGCTTTTGCTTGGTACCTGCCCTTTGATTGTTAGTAACATTGCTAAATATAGTCTGCTAATGTGATTAATCTTTCTGTTCCTTTCTCGACATTCCTAAGGTATCTCATTCTGTCTGCTGGATATAAAGAATAAAATCCTTTTACAGAAACATTTACCCTTGATTTCCTTGCGCATTTGCTACATGTATAGTGTAGGCTTGTTTTATCTGGGAATGCTCTAAACATATCTTCAATGTCTTGTAAATCATTGATATGATTACACCATTGGCATTCAAGATTGTGTGCTGTTCTTATGCTCCACGTTTTTCTATTTCTTCTATTTGCCATTGATTTTAATTATAGGTACATAAATTGGGTAAAAAGATGAGCCAGTAGCAAGCGGAGTTATTCCGTAAATTGCTTTAGGCTTCATTGGCTGAGGCTTAGGCATCTCTTGCATTTCGCATGATGTACATAATACTGTACATAAAATAACTAATTTCCGCATAAATGATTGGCCTTAAATGTATCAACACGACAGCCATTTATTACATAGGTAGAATCAAAATCCTCATGAAATACCTCTGTGACTGTTTTTAAATATACTCTTTTTCTTGGTTTTTCTAATCCTTCCTGAACTTTTGACCATAAAAATACGCCCATTAGTAGGCAAATAACCGATAAAATTAATTTCTCTTTCATTATTCGATTGGTTTAATATTTCCTAATTCGTCAAGTCTAACATCGAAATCTGCCAAATTCTGGATAAACTTTTTGTAACCTTTTACCTTGGCTTTAATTACATCGCCTTTACTTTGGTCCCAAATCTCTTGCTTTTCCTCATGTGACAATCTTAGTATCCCTGTTTCTTTTGCCACATCGTACAGGTAATTTAATCCCCCAGCAATCCATTTAAAGTTTCTATCTTTGGAAACTTGTTCAGCATACATATTAGCGGAGGCAATTGCTTGTGCTTTTAGCTCTGCTTCGCTTGGCTTAGGTAATGGCTTATCCTCAACTACCCTTTGCGATAATATTCTGGTTTCCTCAGCACTAAATTCTAAATACCTTGCCATGATTCTGCCAAAGTATTCGCATGAAAAATTTTCATAACATTTAGCATCTATACCAAGCTTACCAGAAACAGCCAAATCAAAAGCCAGTTTTATTTGGGCCACAGTTATGTTTGCAAAATTAGATTTGATAAAATTAATCAGCACAAACTTTTCTTCAATAGTTGGCATATTGTTGGCCCGTAAGCCAACTAAAAGCATCGAGTATCGTAATACCTGCTTTAAATCATTTTCGTCTGTTACACGCAAAGTCTGGCCCTTTGTCGCAAGCATTAGCTGCTCAGCTAAAGCATTACCAATTTCTGAGGGCCTCCATTCTGTCAATGCTTGTGCCTCCCGATTTGTTTGTGTTAGTTCCATTGTGTAGCTGTTTAGGTGCAAAAATTCCTTGATAGTTATTTGCAATTGAATTATTAATCGCCTCCTCTAATTCTTGGTCGGTTTTACTTTCCCAATTTGCATATAATTGTTTAATTCCTGCCTGTGTGTATTTAGATTTTTTTTCCTTTTTATAATCAAACCACTTTTTAAATAACTCATCCCTAAAAGACAAAATCGTTTCTTCTTCTTCTTGGTATTCTTTTTCTTCTTCTTCTTCTTCTTCTTTTTGCGGATGTGTATCCATACTGTATAGATACTGTATCAATACTGTATTTTTTACTTTTAAAAGCTCTTTATCTATGCAAGCCTGAACTTTGGGTGAAGTTGAATCATTATACTTTGCCCAGTTCAATAGGCAAATCTCATTGGTTTCTTTTGACCATCTAACTTTGTTCATCTCTTGAAAGAAATCTATAAGCTTTACGACAGTTTCCTGATTATATCCAGTATCAAAAGACATCTTTCTGATTGATGTTTCATAAATACCGCATTGAGTTGTCTTGTCGTTAGTCATTAAATACAGATAAAAGTATTTCTGTTCTGGTGTAAGCTCACCGACAAATGTGTCACTCCAAAATGTGACCGAAATTTTTCTAAATGCTGCCATGTGTTAAATAAAAAAAGCCAGTCCATGTGAGAGAATGGAGCTGGCTTATGGTTTTTTAACCCTTAAATCACCGAAAGACTCTCACCCCTTTCGCTGATTTATTTTACAATTTACTATTCATCCATGAATTTGCAAAGTCTTTTGCGAAAAATTCCTGCATAAGTCGGATGGTCCTTTTCAAATTTTCTGGAATAGTTTGGCGCATAATTGTTGTTTACTTTAAAACCGTCATTACCGCTTACCATTGTATTCCATCTAATTACCTCAAATATTTGTTTGGCACCAATATGTCGGTAGCCTCTATTAATTAGCTGAAAAGCTAATCGTTTAAACTCTGTGTATATTTGAGGATTTTCTTGGTCGTACTGTTTGAAGCTTTTCATCTTTTATTAGTTTAAGTTTCCGATAGTTTTTATCAAGTTCTTTGGACAGGTGTGCCTGCCACTGGTTAAATGTTAATTCTTTCATAGTTTTATTAAGTAAACAATTAGATAGATTATCCATATAGCAATGATGCCACACACTCCCATGAATGCCATAAACTCCGTATGCCTTTCATGATTTTTGCTTTTACCTTGTCCCATGTAATTTCTCGAGCATTACCTCTTTAATTTCATTTGTGACATCTTCGTTTTTAATCTTGCCATAAACTACCTGCTGTACTAATGGCATATTAAATTCCCTTGCGCTAAATGGCTTAATTCCTTTTCTGTTTAATCGGTCAGCCACCTCTTTGTATAAGTCCAATTTTCTGATTTTCATATTGTAAATGTATTTCGTAAAACAAATTCCTCAATAATATCACCGTCACCAGTGTATAAAGCTTGGTCATAGGCATCATTTAACTCAATCACTCCGATGCACATATTACCAGCCAGCATATTTTTGATGTATTCTTGAGCCTGCTCTTGAGTTTTAAATTTTTTAGTCTGTGAATATGTTCTTGCATAGCCATCCCAATCTCCCTTGAAATGGTCCTCCCATGTAAATCGATAGGCACTGTCTAAATTAAATTCCATGATTAAAATGGTAATGGTGAATTATCGTCTTTTGCATTTGAAACTGGAGCATCTTTTTTACTGAATCCAGTAGCCTCCCAAGTGTCAAGCTCTATGTAAAACTTACCGTTTTGGCTTTGATTAATCGCTAAGTTTACCCAGCCTTTTTTGTCATTAGCTTGCAGAAAAGCAATCGCCTCCTCTGTCTTAAATGATAGCTTACCAATTGCCCACTGTGGGGCATTGTCATTGCGCTTGAATATAATTCCGTCAGCGAATACTTTTTCTTTCTTTTCCATTACTTTGATAATTGTTGTTTACGGTTTGTGAATAAATTTAGAATAGTTTTATCGCCTCCAATTGTAGTTTCATTAGCGATGAATAAATCTGATAACTCAGTCAATGTTTTGCAGTCGTTAATCTTTTGCTGCCAATTGATTGACTGCTCTTTGCCATGTGTATTTGTGGCATCTGAATCCTTTGTATCATCCAGCGCAAAGAGGCCGTTGAGTGCATACTTTCGAGCATACGAGCTGCTCGCCCCAGTGACCTGCGAGCCATCCATACCTTTTTTACTTTCTTCCTCTCTTGCAAATGCTGTCGATGTGTATGTTTCCTGACCATTTGAAAGCGTTGCAGTTGCTTGTACATAGAATCTATCGCCATGCACAATAATCGTGTCAGAAATCGAGATATAAAAACCCATTGGATTAATGACCTGCTTGACTGATTCAAGAATGTCCTCCGCTGAACGGTAATGGTATTTACCAAATGAATTGAATTGACCTTTAGGTGCCTTGACCTTTGCTTGGATTTCAG